GGAGCCTGACGGTATGTGCCACCGTCATACGGCAGGTAAGACACGCCGCTGATCTCGTCAAAGTGATCCCATGTCCACGCTCCTACTGATGGCCAATCCTTCTCTTCGACCGAGATGGTTACAGAAGGCTTGTGCTCACACCAGTGGCGCTGGTAGGTCAACCACAGCTGCAAGTGTGCCAGTGGTGTCACTTCGTCTCTGGTGATTCCGTCTGGGGCTTTGATTGGGAAGCTAAACACAGTTGTCTGAGTTGGCTTGTAGACACAGTCTTCCGCTGGAACTCCTTGGCTAACCAAGAATTGGCTGAGAGGATCTTTCTTATCTCCTCGTACTCTGCGGATGTAGTATTTAGCGTGTCGTGGGTGGATTCCCGAAGCTGAGTCAACGAGCTGCGAAACTGTGCCACTTGGTTTAACACATGTAATTGCTGCTGATACAGGGATTCCAAGTTTTGTAGCAAACTGTTCATTTGCATCTCTTGCTGCCAGGCGTAGCTCTGCGAGGAGTTCATTTAGTTCTGGTCCTTCTGTTGTAAGGAGTGGGTTATCGTAGATTCCTGTAAGGGATACTCCCAATAAGCGTTCTTCTTCGGTATTTCTTTGCCACACTTTTCGCAAGTAAGGAAATTTAGTGAAGGTAGCTTGTATGGTACCGAGTATTGAAGCGAGACGCACTTTTCGCAGCAAAGTTTCTTTGTTGTCGTCATGGCGTACTACACATTCACTAAGATTACAGAATTGGTATGGTCGCAGAATGATCTCTGAGCACGGATTTGTTCCGAACTCATAATTTGGATCACGATGCCCGTATTTTTCAACCGTCTTTTTAGCAGCCTCCCGATTAAAAATGCCTCGTTCACCGGAATGGGAGTTGTAAAGTGACAGCCATTCTTCCATGAACTTTCCGACAGTAGGTGTTTCGTTATACACCGCACTGTTGTTCGCAAGAGCGCGGTGTGGTGCTGTGTCCCACCATGGTCCAGCTTTTGCATGACGAATCCTTTCATCATCAAGATCAGATAACGAGATCATTGCAGAGCGACGTACGCCACCCACTACAACCACCTCACCAATTTTACACATAAGATCGTGGCACTCTAACGAATGCAGTTTGCGACCCTGCGCGTGTTTAAACATATTAACAGCAAACTTAAATAAATCTATTAATGGTTCTGGCCCGGAAGCTCTTCCACCAAAAGTTTTGAGTCGTGTTCCGGCAGCTCTAACGGTTGATACGTCCCACTGGGGAATTTCCCCGGCGTATAAGTGTGCGATGAGAAGACGCAATGACTTGGCCCATCCTTCCTTAGAGTCGTGGACACTAATTGTCCCCCCAGATTCAAATAACTTCTCTGGCACTTCAGGCAGTTTATTAATGTATTTACTCTCAACCGAGAAGCCGACACCCGTTCCGCATAACAATATAAACATGGCTTCATCAAAAGATTTAACATCATCGACAGGTAAATACGAACAGTTGTAAACACATGTGTTATCACGATCTGCACTCTTTCCTGCCGTCATAACAGCGCGCATAGACGGCATTAGTTCAAGGTTATAAATGGCACTACGCAATTCTGTTTTTAATTTAGTGTCTTCACTAATCGCTGGTGTGCGACTAAAAATATAATTGACGTAGCGGTCTACTGTTTCATCCCAAGTCTCACGACGACCTTTGTCATCTTGGTAACGGGCATAACGGCTGGCGGCAATGTACTCTTGATACTGATCCATTTATTTTCTCTATTGTTATATGGTTGATAAAGGGCAAAAAAGCCCGACGCAGTTTCTACGCCGGGCCGCCCACTACATGGGTACTACTTAAATTGCGAAGTCTGCTGCTGCGGATGTTGCGCCGCCTAACTTCTCACCATCCTCCAACTTCTGTACGTTGTTCAAACCACAGGCGATGCCCTTAGAACCTTGTGCATTGTATGGATAGAAAGTGATTGAGGCACGGCCATAGCAACCACTGTAGAACTCATTCATATCCATGATTGGATTGAGGTCAGCATCTACAACACCGGGCTTTTGTGCGCTGTTGGCATTGATAAAGTATGAGCCTGCATATGCTGGGTCATCTTTCTCTTCGTCGCCGTCGCGCAAGCCGCCCTTAAGACCCTTAGGTACTGCGCCACCAAAGTAAGCAGCTGCACCTGCTTTAGTGTCTTCGTACGCCTTGGTAATCTTGGCGATAGTTTCCTTATCAGACTTAGGAATAATGATTGATACTGAATACTTCGGTGTGCCGCCCTCAACTGATGCTTTTGGTTGGAACACGTTAGCGTATGAAAAACGAACTTTACCAGTTACGATTTTTACTTTAGTGGCTTGGGTCATACAATTTCCTTATTAACATTAGTACTGGTCTTCAATAGGTGCCAGCACGTCTAACCTTTTACTGTTGTTACTAATACGCAAATCAACTACTTAATATTTCATCATATGAAATAGTTTAAGCGTCATACAAAATACCTAACTTGCTCATTGCTTGCTTCATTGCTAAGGCCCTTAAGAAGTCTGTCCGATACTCCGGCTCTTCCAAGATGTCTGGCTCTATGGCAACAATTTCTAGGATTTCGTCAATGGCGTCTCTAATCTGCTGAACGCCTTCTCTGTATCCACTGCCTGGTAGCGCGTTAAAATCAAATACAAACTTCTCTATTAACAGGTCCGGTATATCAAACTCCGAACCATAACACGATACCATCATACTGTCTCCTATTTTACTTGGAGTACCAGTCCCACGTTGCCTACGGCATACCCAAGGAACATAATGCCAGTACCCATGCCGCCTTTAATAAACTGGTCTACAGCTACAACAAAATAGACCAACCCCATTGCTGCTACTAACCAAGTACTCATGCAAAGTCCTCCTTCGCATCTTCTTTGGCCTTGACCAGTTTAGGCGAACCTTCTGGCCTTTGAACCAAGTCCCCCAGCCAAGTCTTAACCTGCTTGTTTAACTTCTCCAGCTGGGCCAATGACTTGAGCTTTGGCTGCTCCCAAATAACTGCTGGGTCCATTCCCTTTTCTACTAATACTGTTGCTGCTAATGCGCTATCTGAAATCTTACGGTGCGTTGTTGTAGTTGACAGCTTGTAGCCCGGAGGCACGATGTTTTGTTCTACCGCTCGAGATAGTGCGTAATCTTCTACGTCACTAACCCAAGTACGCAACTGCTGCGCCTTGACTAAGACTTCGCTGACTTCTTCTTCGTCGAGGAGGGGCGGGTCTTTGAACTCTTGCTTGGCGAGCTCGGTGTTGAAGTCTGAGCGGGCGCGGCACTGCGCTTTCGCCCTGCAGAACTGGCACCACTCACCGGGAAGGAACTCACCGCTGCCGGCCCACGCTTTCTTGGCTTTTGGCTTGACGTAGTAGTTTGCCCAGTCGATAAGTTTGGCAATACTTGTCCCGTCAGTGGAAATGGAATCGAGGCGGGGTTGGTGGATGGTGTAGCTGACTTCTTTGATCTCCGGGTACTCTTCTTTGAACTTGGCGTAAGCTCCGAGCGCGTAGAGGCGGAGCTGCGTGTTGTCTGTTGCGGAAACGGCCACCCCCTTTCCGAACTTGAGATCACAGATTCGGATTGAATGCTTTGAAAGTATAACGACGTCTGCAGTACCAAATCCATCAGGTACCCAGTCAGAGAAGTCCACACGCTGTTCAAAGAGCGGAGTATCGCCTTCGCCAATTTGACTACGAACATATAGAACGTAATTATCGACGTGAGCCTCGAAGTCGTCATTGTAGTAGGGTGTGTTTTTAATGATTTCGTATTCTTTTTCATACTCTTCAATTCCAATTTGTCCATAGTAATGTCGTAGTTTAATCTCCCCAAGAGAGTGGGCCATGGTCCCTTCCTGCGAAAAATCAAAGGAGCCTGTAGCACGTTTTTGTTCGGGGAGCGTTGCCTCTAGTCTAGCTGACGGTGTGCAGGATAGCCATCGTTTGGATCCTGACGCAGATAGTATGGCATGTGCGGTCATATTATTCTTTCAATTCGTTTTTAGGTATATTTACTAATACGCAAATCGGGCACTTTTATTCGGAATATTTTTTAATATATTCTTGGGCGGATTGCATAATCTTGATTGAGTCTCTAAAGCCGCCCAGACCACGGTTGCAATGATTGCAAAGCAGCCCTCGCACCTTGTTGGTGGTGTGGCAGTGGTCTACGTGGGGGGTTTTTTCCGGCACAAAGGGCAGTTTACAGATTTCACAGGCGTTGTTCTGCGCGTCTTTCATTTGTTGGAATTGCTCTGGCATCACACCATAGTTTCTGGTACGAGCTTTATCCAATTTTTCAATACGATTTTTTTGGTAATATTCTTTTAGACAGGCATTGCAATGGAACCGGTATCCGTCTTTCTTTGTTTTGTCTTTCAAAAATTCAGAATATGGCTTTACAATCTTGCACTTAGAGCACTTCTTCATTGACACCCTCACTGGTAGTTGGTGGGTAGCCAGTGAGTGAGCACTGGCAGGGCCGCTAAGCCGATTCCCCTTTGAATTTTACTTACTTAATTTTTCGATTAGCTGAGAAACTTCCAAGTCAAAATTTACTGCTATTTCTTGTTTGACATTGGCCTTGATTTCTTGACGGTCTTTGTAGTCGTCAGGATATTGGCCACGTAGCGCAATCTCTGCGACGCGGCTGTTAAATGCCTTGTTGTCGATGTTGGCGAGCATCATGTTTTCCCAGTACGCTTGGCCGTATGTGGTGGCCATGGACATGGTCTCGGCAAAGAACTCATCTTCTTGCTTTAGGCGAGCTGCTACGTCTTTGCTAATACCAATTGCGGCGTACATTGCCTTTTGGGACGCACCTACTTTACCCAGTTCTAAGATGGTCTCTGCCATCTCAGGGGTAAACTTCTTTTTGTTTGAGGGTGATTTTTTAGCTACCACATTTCCACCTTTTTAGAGCTGCTGCTTTGCGTGTTGGTTTACCGTTTTCGTCCTTCATAGGACCCTTTACGCCTGACATGCGAGCGCAGAATGAATCTTTACGTGCACCACCTTCGGGTTGTGGCGCCTTTAAATTGCTGCCAGTAGCTGCGTTATACTTAGCACGACCCTTGGCGGTAAGCCCAGCGCCCTTAGACGCAGGCAGTTTTTCACCACGACCAATTGCAAGCGATACATTTTTCTTAGTTGCCATTATTTTTTCTTAGCTGTCTTCGCAGCTTCTTTAAATTGTTTTGCTGTAGGCGCACCCTTGGCGCCCGGCTTGCGCATCTTCTCGCCTGAGCCTGCCTTGATGCGTGCCTCTTTAGCGTGAATGTTTGCGTATAAGCCGGGTTTAGTTGCCATAATGCTTTCCTAGAATATTACTGAAACGCCTGATAAGCGCTTAGCTACATTGGTTAGTTCTTTGGTTGTTGCGCCGCTGACAAACTCATTGATCTCGATTGCTTTTTCAATGACTTCGTGCAGGGTTGGGTATGATGGGGCCAGCTCTTCGGTCTTCTTGGTAGTCTTGTTTAAGAGCTCCCAAGCTGCCATGTTGGCCCTGTATTGTTCTTCCAAGAAAGTCTTGGCTGTGTTAAATACGGAAAAGCGTAGTTCAAATGGATTCATGTAATTCTCCTGTGTGTGATGTGTGTAAATGCCGTCTTTCCGGCTGTCAGGCTTCTTTACGCCAAACAGAGGCGTCTCACGACGAGCTCCTATATCTACTAATACGCATTTTTAGGATAAAGCGCCCTACTCTGGGATGATGATCTTGCGTACTGGCTTTTCCTTCTTCTTTTGCTCTTCTTCCATCATCTTTCTAAAAGTCGGCATCATCTCATTGACGATACCTTTAGTCATGGCTTCGGCCAATAGGCGGTGCTCCATCTCCTGCTCTGCTGTCGTCTTCTTTGTCTTCTCTTCCACTGCTTGGACAATGTTGTTACCAAACTTGCGGTGCTTTAAAAACTGGCGAATAAAGTTATCGTTACTCATCTTTTTTAGGTGCCCCCACTTCTAATAACGCTTTAAATTGTGGCTCACCTTGCGCTTGGATCAAAGCGATCAAGCCAGCGGATGCAACGTAAGGTGCTTGTCCTAAGATGTGGAGGATTGCGTTT